ACTCGCACAGCTTGCCATCAAGCTCTACACGCCTCGCAACGTTCCGCTTGTGCATCATGCACGCAAAACACAGCAGCGCCGACGGATCCCTAGACACCCTGAACTCGCTGATGCCATACGTCGCCAGATTCCCGCAGCCACGCCCACTACCACACGCACGATAACCGCAAGCCTTCTCCTTCACGTGACGCTGACACAGCCCGCCATGCAGCAGACTGCCGCCCCTCGCAGTACTATCCCTAGCAGCCACGCAGCCATACTCGCAGCCGCCCTCAATATTGCACGGCACCGCACCAGGCCTAGACCGCACCGCCATCTGCGGCACGTAAGCCACGCCCGACGACGCCGGTTCCGGGTCAGGATCACACCACTCGAACTCCAGCTGCATCAAACACCGCCAACAGCATCGAACCTGTCATCGAACAGCTCATCGAGCCTCGCATCGTCCTGCATAGCAATCAGGTTGAACGCATGCCACGCCACGTGCGCCAGGTGGTTCAGCCCAGACTCCTCGTCTAGATCCTCGCCAGCCTGCCACGCCCAAGCATGCCGCTGCATAGCAGAAAACGAGAGACTGAACGGGTACCCTTTACGGAAGTTGTGTGCAGAGTACTTGGAAGCACCGAACCCGTAAGTCTTAGCGAGCTCCATCAGCGCCACCACAGGGATCTGATCAAACTGTGCCGGCTTCGAGCCCTTCTGACCGCCTGTCTCCGACGTTACACGCACCTCGCCGTTCACAGCAGCAACCCGAGCTCGTCATCAAGCTGGACGATCGCCTCAGCCAGCACCGCAGCGCACGCACCCGCTTCACGAGGCAGCGCACGATTGAGCACGTTGATCAGCATCGACAGTTCAAACTCTGACAGGTGAAGCTCGATCGCATACATAGCCGGCCCGATCATCGTGCTAGCCCTTCAAGCACGTCCGACAGCTTCACAACGTCATCGTCAGACCACGAAGCACCAGCAACGTCAGGCATGACCAGACTGTTCTTCAACCCACGCTCAAACTCGAACACCTTGATGAGCGACTGGAACACTTCAAATACCTCCGGGCCAGTACGAACAGGCACCAGCCGCCAAGCATCAGGACGCAGATGTATCACCAAGCCAGTCGAAGCGTGATCAGGCCACGCCGTCACCGACGCCACACCATGCTCATCAAACGTGATCGCCTCCTCAGCATTACCGTACGCTGCCATCTGCAAACCAACCTCAGCGTGTACGCCACTACGAGTAGTCTTCACGTCAGCGATCATCGGCATCGCAGGCCCCTGATACCATGCCGGCTGAGTGTCGAACCCAGCGAACGCAGACTCTGGCAGCAGGATGGAACGGTCAAGCGTGCCACTGTAACCGTGCACCCGTGACCAGATCGTCTGCTCGACCGCCAGTATCTCGCACTCGGTCTCCTCACGGAACGCCAGATAGCCTCGTGCATAAGGCAGCAGCTCACGATTGATGCGTGCAGGCATACCGCCGAGCTCGTCGATCGCTTCAGTCATCTCGTGCACGACGTTGCCACGCAACGCAGCAGAACCAGTGTTCCGCTGGTGAGCACCCTTCAACCACTTCGTCGCAGCGTCACGGTCTCCTGACACGACGAACGCAGCCAAGGTGCCGAACTCGTCGTAGGCAGCCTCAGCCACCATCTTCGCAGCCCACCATTTCAGAAACTCCTTAGGCAGCATGCCGACGACAGACGTGACGCCTGCAGCCTGGTCGCCTGTCTCCGGGTGGATGTAGAACCTCGAGCCGCCTCGCTTGACGGTCTTCACTGTTGGCGTTGTCATGTTGCACTCCTGTGCTGTTTGGATGCTTACGGTAGGTAACTATCGTATCACGTGAGGACCGCAAATCGCAAGGGTGAGATAGGTATTTGTGGATCGTGTAGAAGTGCCTGATTGTTGCTGCACGCTTCTACACGACGAAAACCGCTAAGACAGGCCGATCTCGGGCTGATTCGTGTAGAAACGTGTAGATAGTGTAGGTTATATGCTATTTGTAAGAGTTTCTTCTCTTGTGTTAAACCTATAGGACCTAGAAAAGGCCTTCACTTCTACACGAACTGCACTGGCGACCCTGCAGATTGGCTTGTTCTTGCGGTTTCTGTAGTGTAGAAACGTGTAGGAACGACGCAGGCCAGTGTAGAAGTGGGGCCAATCTGGGTGTGAGGTTGCGGTGTGCCATCCCTATCTGATAGGCTGCCTCCATGCATAAGATGACGAAACCAATCACCCGATCAATAGCGGCAGAGACGACGGTCACACTTGACTACCCTGCTTCACAGCGTGAATGGCGGGCTGCTGCTGCGTGTCGTGGAGCTGACACTGCGATGTTCTTCCAATCAGGAGCGCACAGTGTGGAGGCTATGCGTCTCTGCGCATCGTGCACTGTGACAGAGGAGTGCGCAGACTATGCCGCTACGACACCGCTCACGGTTGGGATGTGGGCCGGCGAATACCACACTGCAGATAAATTGCGCTGGAACGAGCTGACAGCTGCTGATGCTGATATGCTCGAGGAACGTATGAACGCAGGCGAACGATTCGCCGACGTACTTGAATCAATCAACGAAGGAGATTCACAATGAAGTTCAACGACACACTAGGGCCACGTTTCTGGCGTAAAGTCGACGCACCGCCTCGCAGTGCTACTGCTTGCTGGAACTGGACGGCTTGCAAGCATGCAGCCGGGTACGGCTGGTTTAAGGCTGCGACACCTGGCGAAGTGAACGTTAAGCGTCCACAGTACGCTCACAGGCTAGTGCTAGGGCTGTATGCACACGACCCTGCTGTGGTGCATCACAAGTGCGGTAACCCGTCCTGTGTGCGCCCTGACCATCTTACGGTAGAGGTCGCAGCATGATCGGCCGTTCAGTTCTGTTGGCTGCTGTGTTGGTGGGTGGTGTCCTGGTTGCGGAAGCCGATGCCAGCCCGCAGGATAAAGTGACGATCTGTCATGCGACGAGCTCGAGCACGAACCCGTTTGTCACGATTACGATCAGCCGCAGCGGCTGGGATGGCGCAGGCCGTAACGATCACACGTTGCATGCCGGCGACTACGAAGGAGCGTGCACAGTCGCACCGGATCCTACCCCTGACCCTACCCCTGACCCTACCCCTGACCCTACCCCTACACCTGCGCCGACGCCGGAACCGGCAGTAGATTACCCTGGCCCATTCACACCAGAGCCTGACCCTGTGTTCTGGTTGGCAGGCTGGACAGCTCGAGCGAAGGAGGCACCGACGATCAACTTCACAGGATGACCAGACAACAGCGCTGACGGTCTTCGCCGAGGTTCGAGTCCTCGGAAGCGCACTACGCCCAACAACTAACAAGGAACAAGAACAATGAAGATGAATCTAGATTCACGGAGCAAGAAGATCCTGGCAGGCACAGCGGCTGTGTTCGCCTTCGGTGCTGTGCTCGCTGCTGTGTCTCCGACGCCTGATGCTGTGACCGAGGTTGATTCGATCTCTGTCGACGCTGACGACGGCATCGGTGACGGTGCCGCACCTCTGCCAGTGATCGACGAGCCAGTGATCGAAGAGCCGGCGATCGACGAGCCGGTGATCGACGAGCCAGTGATCGACGAGCCAGTGATCGACGAGCCGGCGACTGAACCTGTCGAGCCTGTAGCAACGCCAGAGCCAGAACCTGTGACTCTGACGCCTGCCAGCATGATGCGCACGTTCGCACCGATGCTGATGGCAGACGCAGGTCATCCGATGTCGACAGTTGGCGAATACGCATGGTCGAACGTTGACGATGCGACGTTCGACGGCGTTGGCGCACCGCTATGCGATTCTGTTTCGATCATCGGGCTGGAGCTGACAGCATTGGCATTGTACGACGACGTAGCGTCGATGCTGCCAGCGTTCGGAATTGATCCAACACCAGGAGCAGTCGGTGGCATGGTCGGTGCGTTCGCCGGCGCATACTGTCCAAACGGGATCTAGCCCGCAACAGCGCTAACGGCATACGCCAGGGTTCGAGTCCCCGGAGCGCACGACAGCCGCCAAGTAGCCGGCTTCAGGTCCGTGAGAGATTCTCACAATCATGCTTTGAGCCTGAAGCCTCCACCCTATTCCCTGTGGACTTGGTGACTGACAACCGAGAGCATGGCCCGTTTCCCGTTCGGGTCCGGCTCTCACAAACAGCGCTAACGGCATACCGCCCTGGTTCGAGTCCAGGCAGCGCACTATGACACACGATGATGACCCTGCCCGATACGTTTCGTACGGTTCACGTGAGTGCTCGCTGTGCGGCTCTGAGTGCTACGGCCACACGTGCGAGCAGTGCTGGACTGACGACGCACGCAGATGGCACGTGAGCGACGACATGCGTCCTCGAGCAGGCAGGCCGTTCGTCGACGACTACCCTGATTGGCGGTCACTGGTATGAACCAGCTAGGTCTCACGTTCGAGGAGCCTGCCGCCACACACGTTGCCAGCCCGCTCGCATCGTTCGACCGTCCATCGTTCAACTGGCAAGTGTTACGGTACGAACCAGGCAGCGCTCACCCTGTGAAGGTTGTAGGGTCCGAACGTAAGAGTTACGGCGCAGCGTTAGCGCTCGCTGAACGGCTCGACAGTTGAACCGCAAAACGACAGAAGACCTCCGACCATTACGGCCGGAGGTCTTCTGCTTTGTCAGCTAGGAGGAGCGCTGACGAATGTCTTGTCGTCTCAGGCCATTCTCACATACTTATTTGGAGAAGTACCAGATACCCACAGATCGCCGGCAGATAGTCCAGCCGACGACGTAGGGAGCCCCATAGACACATTGGAGTCGTCGACCATGAACAGCACGGCACCGCTCGCATCATAGAATATTGCGCCGTAGTCTTCACTAGCATCGGGGTGAATGAACTTTCCAATAGCTCCACGGGTGCGGGTGCCATCATGGAAAGACGCACGAGCAATAGGGTTCGCCCGTTCCCGATCCGTCAGCCGTCGGTTCATCTCTTGCAGATACCCTGGCATCGTTGTCTTGTCTGTTGGTTGCACTAGTCGCCTCCTATGCGATCACAGCGAACGCAGCCGACTCAACGAGTTCGACCGTGATCGTCTCCTGGTTGCTTGCGAACGACACGTTGCGCTGCACGATACGGAAGTCGTCTGCGATGTTGAGCAGCCCGACCGACGCACGCACTTCGACAATGTCGCCGACACTGTAATCTTCGTAGGCAGGCGAAACGTCAGAACGAACCACAGCAGTCAGCGCAGACAGTGCCACTCTGCGCTGCACGAGCTGCCGTTCTGCATGGTCTGTGAGTGTGGCCTGCACAGAAGCATCAGACGACCCTACGTACTGGGACAGAGCGAACGCCGACCCTGCCTGTGTGGCTGTACCTATCAGCTGGTCCGGCCCTTCGCCTTCACCCAGAATGTCGACCTGTGTGGCCACCTGCGAGCCGTCCAACGTAAAAGAAAGTTTCTCAATGTTCGCCTCGAGATCGAACACCAGCGATGTTGCTGTGCCAGTGTTCGACGTCGTACACACAAACTCGACAGTCGGCACACCTGACGTATACGTCAGTTCATACTCGAAGTCAAAACCGTTGTTGACCGCAGCCAACTGCTCGAGCGCCTGAGCAATGTTCTTGCGCTCCCACGAAGGATAAGTGCGGTCACGTGTGACGCCGCTGCTGTTAGTGCCAGCAGTGCCCACGATCGTCAGAGCGTCTGTCACGCCGTTTGCGTAGTCAATCAGGCCACGTGCTATGTCTAGCTGCTCAGTAGCAGCGAACGTCTGCGTAGCCCGGACCACCCTCCGTGCAAAGTAGGTGTGGAATCCGCCAGCGTTCAGCGTGGCAGAGTTGCCAGCTGTGTCGCCTGCCATAGTCCACACTATCCCGCCGAACACGAGCTCGCCGTCTCGCTCCAACCATAGCACAGTTGACCCTGCGGCGACCGTGGCAGTGTCTGACAGATACGACTCGAGCGGAACCGTAAGCGTGCACGAGCTCGCACCGTTTAGCACGTCAGTGAACGACAGCGACTCCACAGGCAACTCTGCCAGAAACACCGTAGGAGCCGCGACAGTGGCGATCATCGCACGATACGTGCTCACACGTCCACAGCTTGAAGTCGTGCGATAGCGACCAGCCTGATCAGCTCTCGTGTCTCTTCTGCCGTCAGCTCAACGGAGCTAGCAGCTTTAACGAGTAACGATGGGTCGCTACTGTCCAGCTCTTCAGCTCGTGCGTTGGCTCGTACATTTAGCGCAGCCTTCTCGGCGGGGATGTCTTCAACTTCCCAACCCTCAACTACCGAACCGTCACGTTGAACCACTGGGATGCCCCGCCTGATAGACTGAGAATTAACGTCGTACTCTGGTTTTTCTAGCCGCACGACCTCGACCCAACCGGTAGCAGCCAGATCATCTGGTGACCACACACCATTTAGAGGTGTGATCCATTCGCCAGTATCGATTCTGCGCTCTCCTGCTTTCGGCCTGCCTACCTTAACTATCCCGCCATCCACAATTTTTACGTAATTTGACATTTTTGATTATCTCCTTTAATCGTTTTTTGCTAGACAGTGGCGCCGAGTTCGTCGGCCGCCCAGGTTTCAAAGTCCGACCACGCCGGATCAGTCGTGCAATCCCCTTCGTAAAGTCCTATAAACGCTAGGTCTCCGCTCATTGAGTGAGCTGCTAGCAGCATCGCGTCTACACCTCGGAAGCCGTACGCTCCGCCCGTGGCGTTCCAATAGTTCGTTCCGTCGACGTCAATATATTTTAGGGTGTCGGTGCCTTTCGCCAACACCGCTATTGTGTCCCCAGAAGACCAGCCGATAGACGGATATATTGTTGAGTTCCTCATCTCAATATGCAGAGTTCCATCATATTTGGCATAAACCACGAAGAAACTAGAGGCCCATGTATCTCTAACGACGCACCCGTAGGTGTGGGTGGTCAGTGCTCCTTGGTTCCAAATTACGACAAGAGACCATCCAGTTGCGCTGGCATAAAGCCCACCACCATCGTCGCCGACAGGTGTAGTGAATGTTCCGGTGCTGTAACGGGGATGAGCGACAGCCACGTCGGCCCCTCTAATGGCTGGTTGAGAATTGACGTTTGAACTGGCAACATATGTGAGCGACGTTTCTGTACCATTGGAAACTGCTGTTAGGTCGTACGATCCGGCCTCGTCGGGTATGGGCTCGCCTGCGTTCATAACTTGACCGTCGGTGTACCCCTCACTTTTGAACGCTGGCCCGCCGGGCCAGTACGCATTCGCCCAACCAACTTCTAACGGGCTAAATTTAGAACCCGCCCCAGCTGCACCTAGTTTGGCGCTCATGCGAACGCCGATCCCATTTGGCTACCGTACCACGTAACTCCAGCGTCAAAGGTTGTGAAAACGTAAACGGAAACGGTCGCATAGGTTGGGGCACTGCCGCCATCCCAGTCAACCGAAGCAGGCCAGGTCGGAGTGAAAGCCCCAGATAGCTTTAGCAGGAACGTGTGCCCGTTCTCTGTCGGCGTTGCAAACGTAAACGTGCAGTTGTTGTTCATCACAACCTGCTGCGCACCGTCAAGCGTCAACGTCTCAGTGGTGCCCGATGCTGTCACGTTGTTGCGTGAGTACTGCCCGCTAGCGATCTCCTGAAGTGCGTCGTCGACAGTGGTGGCAGTGAGATACCCGCCGACGTCTGTGATCGTGTCAGCAGCAGCACCCAGCGTGGTGCGTGCAGCCGCTGCTGTAGTGTCGTCTAGGACAGTCGCAGCGAACGTGCTGATAGTCGTCGACGCAGGCAACACCAGCGTCTTGAGATCAGCATCCACTTCGCTATCCATCAGAGCACCTGCTGCGGTGACATTCGCAGTGTCAGTGACATCTGCGAGCGCCTCAATAGCGTCCAGCTTCGTCTCGTCCGCAGTCGTGAAACTCGCCGTTGTAGCGGCAAGCACAGCGTCGTAGGCTTGCACGTCCGAACCGATAGCCACACCCAACGCAGTGCGAGCCGCACTCGCTGTACTCGAGCCGGTGCCGCCGTCAGCGACAGCCACGTCGGTCGCACCGACACGATACGCAGCCGGCAGCGCAGTGCGCGTGTCCGTAATGTTCGCATCAAGAATGGTTGCAGCGGCAGCAGCGACAGCGATCGAAGCGAGCGGGATGCTGTTCGCAGGCGCAGACGGCGCAACAGGTGTTGCCGCTGGCGTGCCTGCCACGACAGCTATAGACCATGCGTCAGTAGCTCCAGAGTAGGCGGAGTCTTCGACCTTAGCCACCACGAGATCAATGCGAGGGTCGGTCGGGTCGGCTGCTGTGACTACCACGCCAGTCGCCGCTGCACGGTTCTCGCAGAAGTAAGAACCCTGATATGTGCCCTCCGTGCCTACGATCACGCAACGACCGCCAGCCACTTGAACTGTCATGGCTGGCGTGCCGGACTCAGCAACGAGAAGCTCGCCGCCAGCCTTGTCATACACACCTGAGCCGTCGTCTGATAGCACGCCCATCGCACGACGTACACCTTCAGCCGGGTGCGTCGATGCTTGTATGAATGTTGCCGGATTCTGTACAGTCATTATATGGTCTCCTTAAACGTAGGTATCTCGATAGTAAACTGCGAGCGATGCCGCATCGCTGCCTGTACGTGTGAGCCTGAGCTCATCTGTCCCGGCTGGGACGTCGAGCCACGTGGACCCGACATCAAGAGTCGAATAGTTGTTCGTCACGCCGTTCAGCAGCACCGTGCGATTCTGCCCGTCAACCTCAAGGAAAGAACCGTCTGCGACAGTGGTCGTGAAACTCATCTGCGCACCATCGCTGCCACGTGTCACCACAGGGTCAGTGACAGGTCCATAGACACGGAACGTCAACGGTGCCGCAAACGTGCCAGCGTTCACTGTATCCACACGGCCCGGATTGATAGCACCGCCGAACGACATATCGAACGTCGCAGGGAACTCAAGCCCTAGAGTTGTCGCCTCGGTCGCAGAAACAGCTTCAGTCTTCAACGTCGAAGAATACAATCGAGGATCAGCTGCAGCTAGTTGAAACTGGCAGCGAGCGACACCACGGGCGAACTCTGTCGTGACAGGCACACTACGATTCCGCACGTGCATGTCAGCCTGCACGATGCCGCCGCCGCCAACACCAGGCACACGAAAGAACGTGGGCACCTGGTTCACAGACGGTGCGAACGCACGAGCTAACGTGTCAAGCTTATCGCCCAACGTAGAAGACGAATCAGCCACCACATCGAACCCGAGCGTCACAGCACGAGTGCCTAGATAGTCCTCGCCGGCGATAGCACCGTGACGCCTGGACAACGACCTATCACTAGGCCTGGTTGCGGGCGCACCCGCTAGACCCTGGATAGACACGATATCGAAGTCGGTGCCGTCGCCCAATAGATACCCGTTGCGTTGAATCTGCCAGTCAGCAGTGATGAGTTCAGACATTATGAAGGCACCCCCGCCACTTGCATTCCCCACACCACGCTGTTTGTAATCTCTCCCGGGTCAGCGTTAGTGGACGTGTTCACTGTGATATTAGTTGTGCCGCCACCACTACTTCCCCGGCCATAGGTGTAGTCAAAGCCGCCGCCGCCCATGAGCGTGTAGGCAGGCGAGTTAGGGTTGCCGTAGTCTTCCATAGTGAACTCTCCGTTTGGGCCCGAGCCGCCGCCGCCGCCACCGCCGCCATCGCCGCCACCGCCGCCGCCACTAAATGGATTGAAGAAATCCACGACTCCACCGCCGACGTCCTTCAAGAAGCCGCCGACCATGCCGGGGATACCCTTAACTTTTTCCTCTATGGCATCCCACAAAGCTTGAGCAAGCTCTGTGCCCGCCTCCGTCATAGCGCCAACAGCGCTCAGAGCAGCGTCTTTAAGGTCACCGGGGAGCGCTTTCATATAGTCCACGATGTCTCGGAATATGCGACTAACGAGAGTTTTCAAGCCCTCCCACAGAGCGCTAAAAGTGAATTTGAAAACCTCCCAAGCAATCATAAACGTTGCGCGCAACCGTCGCCCAATACCTGACACCACGTCTACGATCCCATCCCACATAAGACCCCAGTCACCGGTGAACAACCCCTTAAACGTGTTAAACACGCCCACAATGGTCTCCCAAGTACCGGCAATGAACTCCTGTATTTCACCAAAAATGTTTGTGACAGTCTCGGTGATGCGCTCGCCCCAAGCACCCCAGAACCGCTGAAACACTTCGATGAAATCCTGCACCCGTTCCTTGATCCAATCGAACGCAGTCACGATACGCGGCAGCACCTCGTCAACAACGAAGTCTATGACCTGTCGCACTACTTCTGATATCTGCGGCCAATGATCAACAATATAGCCGATCACATCGCCTACAACTTCAGCAACGAACCTGATCGCTTTGATGACTCTAGGCAGCACTTCATCAACAATGAAGCCTGCGACCGCCGAAATAACTTCGGAGATCTTCGGCCAGTTCTCCACGAACCAGTCCTTGATATCCATGACCAGCGGCCAGAGCTCATCTCTGAGATACACGGCGAGCTTAGATATGAACGAATCATCAGACTCGCCGCCCCTGAGAACTTCAGCAAACATCCGCACGCCATCGCTGACAGCATCTATGACAGGCATCATCACAGCAGATATCTTCGGCCAGTTGTCCTCAATGAAACCGATCAGCCTTTCGACAACAGGCATCAACTTCTGCCCGATCTGAACCTGCACGACCTCAAGCTTTGCCTTGATCCGGTCCATCGATCGGCCTGTGGTGCTGTCCATCATGGCGAAAGCTTCACCAGCAGCGCCAGAGGAGTCGCCCATCGCAGCCATGTTTGCGGAGAGTCCCTCAGCGTCGCCCGCAGTGAGCGCTAGCACGCCCTTCGCTGCATCAATCGAGCTAAACATATCAATAACAGACTCGCCGCTGTCAGAGATAAGCACCATAGCGTCTTCAAACGAACCGCCAGACTCAATCAACTCGTTGAACGTCTGCCCGTCATTAAGCTCAGCGAACGCGTTCGATGCCATCGTGCCAGTCTTACCAAGTTCGGCCAGTGCGGAGTTCATAGCCGTCGCAGCTTGCGCCGTCGGCATACCTCCAGCAGTCAACACGGCAAGACTTGCGCCCACCTCGTCAAGGCCTACGCCCAAGGCCGAAGCGGTCGGCGCTACTTTGGACATCGAAGCGTTTAACTCGCCCATTGTCGTCTTACCGAGCTTCACAGTGGTGAACAGGAAATCGCCCGCTTCAGCCGCAGTCAGTCCGGATTCTGCCCAAGCGTTCACCGATGTTGTAAGTATATCAACGGCTTCGCCAGCTTCGATACTGCCGCCGATTGCGAGCTTGCTAGCATCCTCCATAAACTGAAACACGTTGTCTGTCGGTACGCCAGCACTGAGCGCATCGTAGAGCGCAGGGATAGCGTCCTGCGGCAGAATCCCCATCTGGTTTGACAGGTTTAGCACCTGGCTCTCCATAGCGCTCATAGCGTCTTCGCTCACGCCTGGCAAGAGGGTGAACACCTCAGCCATACCTGTCTCGAACTCGGTGAACTTCTTCACGCTAGACACACCGAGCGCACCGACCGCCGCGGTCGCACCTACAACGGCAGCGCCCGCAACCTTGCCGAACTTGCCCAAGCTAGAACCCGCAGTGTCTAGCGCCTTACTCAGCCCGCTAGCGTCTCCCAGAATTCTTATCGTTACCGGCTTAGCCACATTTCACCCTCTCCTGTTGTTGCGCATTCGTTCTAGGTCTGCGTGATACTCCTCGAGCGCAGCGAGCTCCCACAGAGCCAGCCCTGTCAGCTCAGTCCAGGTGAGTCCGGACACGTTGACCAGCGAAGCCAGTCGACGCACCCGGACTGCACGAGACCGAGCTAGGTGGGGTCCACCTCTGACGCCTCCATCTGAATCGCACCCATAGGCAGCGCACGGATATCGTCCTCTGTCACGGTTGGATCATCTCGCCGTGCAGAGATCAGCCCGAGAGCAATCATCGTCTTGCCAGTCGGTAGCTTCGACATGTCGCCGTCAGTCGGCAACGAGCCGACGATCGACTCGAACATGTCGAGCTCGCCGTACGTCAGCGCATCCAACGACACGACCTTGATCACTCGCTCTTCGCTCTTCTTAGCTTTCTTGTCTGTCATTACTTCATCCTCCTAAAGATGTTTGTTTGCTAGCTTGTTTAGCCGCTCATCGTAGAGACGGCGAATATATTCTGCGTCGTGCCCGAGAGCACGGATCAGAAAGTTATTGGGTTCTGTGTAGCCACCCTGAGGACGAGGCCGGTGCCCGAAGATCACAGCGCCCGCATACGGCACCCGTGCCGCTGTGCCCGCTTTGACCTTGGCGCTCGTCTGACCTGCAAGCGAGCCGATCGACTTCTTCAGCCTGCCAGACACAACAGGTGACATGTCTCGTGCCGTGTCCCGCACCTTGTCAGCGCCCTCCTTGTTGATCAGCCGCATCTCCTTCGGCAGCGCCTTATCTCCCAGGCTGCGCAGCTCACGCCGCAACTCCTTCAGGCCATCAACCTCGATGCTCACAGGATCCTTCGCCATAGCACACACGTCCTCTCAGATAGCCCTACGATCGCCCCTAAGCGGCTTTAGCCGCCCCAGGGTATGACGGTGCCGCCCGGACCCCAGAAGGGCGCAGGCGACACCACAGGATCACACAGCAGTGTCAGCGCTCTGATACGTCATCGACACAACAGGATCAGTCCCGTTGTGCATCGCCTGAAACGGCAACGTGATTCTCGACGTATCAGACAAACTCGCAACAGGATTACCGTCGGTCCAGTTGCACGCCTTCATCCGCAACTTGACCTCGTTATATTCAGGAGAATCAATCAGCGCACCAACCCACTTCAGTTCAATGTCAACGATACCAGCAGCAACCCACTCAGCATAACGAGTGGTATCAGTGAAGTCGAGCGTCATCGAACCAGTGTAAGAAGGCATACCAGAACGCACAGGCTCCTTCTTCAAAGCAGAACCACGAAGGTAACGACGGTCTGTCTTCAGAGCTAAGTCAGCATTGAAACTGAGGTCGAGCAGATCGAGCACCTCTGGCGTGCCATCGACATCGAGCGTAGCTGTGCACTGAGTCCAGTCATACACAGCAGCCGACGCCGGATACGCTGGCGTAGCAGCAGCCGTAGACGTGTCAACATCTTCGCTGTCGAAGTTAGCAGACCACACAAGCAGCCCGTCAACACCCTGCGACAGCGACCAGCTAGTGATCTTAGCGCCGTGGTGCGTGAACTGCTGCGTGCCAGTCTCGAGCGTCGG